CCGTACAGGCCGGTGTAGGTGTAGAACTTCCCGTTCAGCTTGCGCACGAGGGGCTCCGCGTTGCGCCGGTCGGCCAGGCTGACAACCTTCTCCGGCGCCGGCAGCAGCTTCTCGAGCTCGGGTGTCAAGAACACCTGGTGCAGGCGGCCCGTCTTGTTCTGCTTGAAAGACAGCGCCCGCCGGCCATCGACATGCTTCAGGTTGTGAGTCGTCCACTTGATGATGTCGCTCTCCGGGCGCTGCAGCGTCCGATATGTGATCTCCATCAGCAGGCGTTCGGAGCGAGTGGCCACCGCGAAGACCTCGCGATACTCGTCGTGGGTGACATAGCGGTCGCGCTTCGATTCGGTGTTGCGCACGACGCCGCTGAGTCGCATGCACGGGTTGACCTTGATCGGCGAGTCCTCGCGCACCAGCAGCCACGACAGCAGCGACGACAGGCACGCCTTCTCGCGGTTGCCCTGCACCGGCCTGGCGAGCTTTTCCTGCGCGTTGAGGTAAGACTGCACGTGCGTGGGCTTGATGTCCTGAACCTGCATCGCTCCAAAGAAGATCAGCAGCGGGCCGTCCTCTGTGAAGTAGGTCGTGTAGTCGTCCAGCGTCCGCTGCGAGCGGTCGCCGTTCGTCACGCGGATCTTGAATTCGGCCAGGAACAGCGGCGCCCAGTAGACGACCGTGCCATAGGAGCCCGTCGGGTTGTTTAGCGCGGCCGCGCGCTTCTTCGCGATCTTGATGTCGCTGCCGAAGTCCTCGTGGCGGTCCGTGACGCGGTGCCGGTACCAGAACTTGCCGCGCTTGAACGCCAGCCGCGTGCCGGCCAGGCCCATCGGGTCGCCGTCTTTACGAGCTCGTCCCACGTCGTTTCCTTCCCTTCGCCCATTGCTCGAGGCCGACCACGTTTGGAGTGGTGGCCGCATCTTCTTCCGCCTCACTCGCGCGGGCAACAGGCGCGCCGGTCATGACGCGCTCGAACTCCGCGCGCGCGACAAGCGGCTGGCCGTTGGGCTTCATCTTGACGAGAAGGCCGAGCCGGGCAAGGTGCCGACGCTGCGCCGCGGGCATCCGCAGCGGGCGGCAGATCTCCGCAATCTCCTCGTCGGAGAGAAATGGCAGCATCATCCCGATAGCCTAAAATGCAGCCGTCGCAAGCCATTGAACACAGGAAGCCCCATGTCCAACCGCCTCACGCCGGCCCAAGTTGAAATTCTTCGTCGCGCCCGCGACAACGGCGGCGTCGTCGCGGATCCTGTTGCCCACATGAACGACGTGGCGATGCTCGGCCACTTCGGCTTCCTGACCGCTGCCGAGCCGCGTGGCACGAAGGTGCTGACGCAGGAAGGCGCGCAGCAGCTGCCTCGGTACGAGTGAGCTGCTGATGCTGGCGGGACGGGCGGTCACGCGTCAGTCCTCGGGAATCCGTTGTGCTCGACGCCGTCCAGCAGGCGGCCGGCGGCCTTCTTTCCGACGCGCTGCGAGACGACCTCCGCGCCCCACTCGTGGGTGTGCTTGTCGCCGCAGATCGTCGTCTGGCCGCCGTTCATGTAGACCCAGGACGCGCGGGAGCCGATGCCGGGGGCCCACTCGCCGTGCTGCTTGAACAGGTACGGCACGCCGGCTGCAGCGCACTGGTCGCGCAGCGCCCGGTACCAGTCCGGGTGCGAAGGGCGCGCGCCGGGCCCGCTCTCTCCGCCTGCGATGACCCAGTGCAGACCGGTGTCGTGCGAGCGTAGGTTGCGAGGACTCCAGGCCCCGCCTTCCTCGTATTGGCTGACGTTCAGGGGCACGCCGAGGTCGACCGGCCCGAGCAGCGGTTCCATGGACAGGAAGCGCACGGCCGCGGGCACAGCCAGCAGCTTCGGGATGTCGCGGTCGGCCTCGGCCTGGTTGACGATCGTCGCGCCCAGCCAGACGTTCTTCGGCAGCCAACCAGGTATCAGCGAGGCCATCATGGGCACGTTGCCGATCCGCTTCGTCAGCAGCAGCCAGTCCAGGCTGGGCGTCGCGTTGATCAGCGCGAACAGCTCTTCGCGCCAGGCCAGATCGACTTCGTTGTCGAACACGTCAGCGAGGCTCGCGCAGAAGACGCGCCGGCGGCGGCCGTGCTCAGCCTGGAATGCCGCGGCCTCGCGCTCCCACTGCAGCGGCTTGCGCCAGTTGGCGGATGTCGTGCGGCGCCGCGGCGCGCCCGGGCCCCAGTTGATCGCTTGGCCACCCGCGAAGCGTGCGTTGCGGTTCTCGGCATAGCAGTGATCGCAACCCGGTCCGACCTTGGTGCAGCCCTCCCACGGGTTGAAAGTGCTGTCCGCCCATTCAATCTTCGTTTCGTCGCTCATGCGGTGATCCTCGTAAAGCTGATGGCCCAGCACCAGGGATTCGCATCCCAGGCGCCGGTGCCGCTGATCTGGTCCCACAAGTCGCGGTACCACTGGCGCGGGTCGTCGCCCTTCGCCATGTTGGGGAACGGGCAGCCTTCGGCCATGGCGTCGCCGCGGCTGATCGCCTGCAGCCGCTCGACGCGCACGTCGATTACCTCGAGCAGGATCCGGCTGGCCCAGCGGGGCATGTGGATGCTCGGGCGCCAGGGGGTTCTGCCGTCGGCCGCCTCCCACTCGGGCTCGCCGTCGGCGCGGTAGTACATGTCCTCCAGCATCCTTTTGTGTTGCTCCTCGAGCGGCACCGGCATGCGCCTGCCGTCGACCTCGCGCCAAAGGGCGCTGACGCCGAGGCCATCCGGATAGGAGAAGTCGTCGCAATAGAACGTCTCCCGCACCCACAGCCGATCGCCGGGCGCGCCGTACGGGCAGACCCATTCGTCGCCCACCGCTGCGTCGGCGAGGCACCCGAAGAGCGCCACGCCAGGGCTGTGCATCCTGACCTTCGCGGACGGGTCGTCGTACGGCTGCGGCTTCACCACGCGCCGCGTCTGCGTCTTCGTGCCGGCGAGCAGCGCGCGTACCATCGGGGCGCTGAAGAGGATTGGGCGTTCTTTCAAGGGAGACTCCGATGGGTTCGCAAGCATTGAAAACAATGTGTTTGGGTATCGCTGCAACGCAGGGCGTCGCCGGTGCGGATCTGGCGAACTACCAGGGCCAGTTCGAAGCAGCTCTTTCGCCGCGGGGGACGGGGCTTCCGGTGCCATGTCCGTTCTGCTTTGCGCTGCGTGGCACCGCGGAGCGGCTCATTCCCCTGCCGACGGTGCACGGCCGCGGCGCGGTGCGATGCGGTACCTGCAAAAACAAGATCGAGTTCGACGACTCCTAGTAGCGCCCGACACAGGGTGTTGCTGGTCACGGTGCAGTGCCTTGAAAGAGGTCGATCTGCGCTTGGCGCACGCGCGCCGGCGGGGTGGGTGTCTGGGCCGGCGCTGCGGCCGACCACGTCTCGCGCAGGCCGCTCGCCGCCCGCTTGTCGCGGTACATCGCATGGCCGGAGCCCGCCGGATCCGCGCGGCAGGCGTCGCTGTGCATCCAGTACCAGGCCGGCGAGGGGATCTGGTCCGGCCATGGATCGCCCGGAAAGCGGGCCTTGCGGCCGACGAAGTAGGTGAAGATGCCGGGCGCCATGCGGCCGGCCATGAAGGGGGCGGTGAACTTGGTCAAGACGTCACCTCCGAGAACAGCGGCGAGTCGCCCTCGATGCGCTGGCGCGCCATCGGCAGATTGCGCTCGTCGAGATCGATCAGGATGGCGTCGCGCTGCATGCCATCGGCGACAAGTCCGACCGTGCCGGAGCCGCCGAACGGGTCGAGCACCGTTCCCATGGGGGGGCAGCCGGCCGTGATACAGCGTTCGGCGAGCGCCGGCGGGAACGTGGCGAAGTGCGCGCCCCGGAATGCGTGAGTCGGGATGGACCACACGCTGCGAGGATTGCGCGTGTCGACGACGGCGGAGACGGCTTCGCTGAACGACTCGTTCTGCTTCACGCGCCAGCCAGGCCCGCGGCCAAGGCGCTCGCTCTTGCCGTCGGCATACGCTCCGTCATCACCACTCGCCGCCGCGGCCTTCGGATTCACGCCGACAGCGCGCGGCTTGGTCTTCTTGTCGAATCCGTGCCCGAATCCGACGCCGTTTCCTGGATACCGGCCGACGCGATCGTGGTGCGCGCCCTCGCGGGTGTCCCAGCCTGCGGGCGTGCGCGGGCCGCGCGCATTGGCGTTGCCCGAAACGGGCTCCTGCATCGCGTCGAAATCGTAGAAGTAGCGCTCCGACTTCGACAGCAGGAAGACATGCTCGTGCGCCTTCGTGCAGCGATCGCGCGCGCTCTCGGGCATCGGGTTCGGCTTGTGCCAGATGATCTCCTGGCGCAGAAACCAGCCGTCGGCCTGCAACGCGAATGCGACGCGCCAGGGTTGGCCCATCATGTCTTTCGGCTTCAGGCCGGGCACGACGACGTCGCTGCGCGGTACCGGCTCTTTGTCGCGCCTGGCACTGGCCACCATGTTGCGCTGAGCTGCGCGGCTCTGTTCTTGGTTCGAGCGGGATCCTTGTAGGCCGCTGCCAACGTCCGGCCCTCGCCGGCTGCCGACGTAGGCATCCCCCAGGTTCAGCCACAGCGTGCCGTCGTCGCGCAGTACTCGCTTCACCTCGCGGAAGACTTCGACCATGGTGGCCACCCACAGCTCAAGCGACGGCTCGCTGCCGATCTCCAGGTGCTTGTCAGCATGGTCTTCAGGCAGGTAGCTGCGCAGGCCCCAGTACGGGGGTGAGGTAACGCAGCAGTGCACCGACGCGTCAGGCAAGGTGGGCAGCATGGCGCGGACGTCGCCATGGAGGAGGCGGACGGTCATGCGAACAGCGCTCCCTGCACAGGTGTGGCCACTCCGACGACGCCACCATTGCGCGCCAGCCACTCGGCCTGCGTCTCGTAGACGACTCGGCCATCGGCGTCGCGCAGGGCCTTCCCGTCAGGGCCGACGAGGCACACCAGCCAGGCGCTGAGCGGCACGCCCATCGCGTCCTTGTGGCCTTCAGCGGCCCAAGCGATGAAGCCGGCGTGGGTCATGATGCCCTCCGGAGTACCATCTCCGCCGCCACCGATTTCCGGTGAAGGGAGACGAAATGCCTGTTGTGACCCGCCTCATCGGCCCGGACGAATACCTGGTCGATTTCAACGAATCTCAGTTCACCATTTCGAAGAACAAAGTCCCCGTGGGGCCTTACGTTGTCGACGCAGACCTGCTGAAGGACGTTCCGATGGAGCATCGGCCTCATAGAGTGCTGCTGCTTGCGAACATCGCGATCGAACTCAATCACCGGCTGAAGTAGGCTCACGCAGCCTCCCTGAGCATCGCCGCGTCGACGAAGTTCGCCAGCACGATCGCGCGCGCCAGTGGCGGGCAAACGCTGTTTCCGCACATGCGCACCTGGGCCGACTTCGGCAGCGACTTGCCATCGGCGCCGCGGTCGATGATGTAGCTGTCAGGGAAGCCCTGTGCGCGATACAGCTCGCGCGGCTGCAGCATGCGCATGCCGATGTCGGCGATGTAGTAGTCCTCGCCCTTGACGGTCACCAGGCCGAAGCGGTCCTTGGTCGTCACGGTGTGCAGCGGCTCGCGCAGGTCGGGATCCTGGTCGGTGCCGTAGTACTTCAGCAGGAGCGCGCGCACCTCGGCGGCGTGGTTCTCCGTCGTGATCGTGGCCATCGGTGCGTCGATGTCGCGCGGCTTGCCGCCGTAGGCCGGGCCGCCGGCGCTGCTCAGGTGCGACGTCACCAGGCCATGGTGCTCACCGCCGGCGCTGATCGTATGCAGGGGCGCGGAGACATCGGCGCTGTTGCTGGTGCCGCGCAGCGTGGCGAGGTTCGCGGTGACGAGGCCCATCGCATTCCCGGTGCCGGGCCGCGCCTGCTCGCCGCCGGCGGTGACGGTGTGGAGCGGGTCGCCCAGGTCGCTGCCCACGCTGCCCGTGCGGAACTTCGAGACGTGTGCGGCGACCAGGTGATGATGGTCCTGCGTCGTGATCGTGCTGATGGGGCCGTCGACCGCGATGCCGGGCGTCTCGTTGCCGCCGTAGTGCTTCGCCAGGAAGGCGGCGCACAGCGCGTGATTTCCGCCTCCGGCATGGATCGTGGAGACGGGCGCACTCAGGTCGTCCGGACGCCGTGCCCGGCCGTCTACGTCGGCATGCGCGAGGCCGGCCAGCGTGGGCGCGACCAGAAGGTGCTCGGCCTTCGAAGTCACCGTCGACAGCGGCTCGTCGGCGCGCCGGCTCTTTCCGGCGTCACCGTGCCCGGTCTGGCCGATGCGCGTGATCGTCGGGGCGGACAGCGCCAGTTCTCCACGGTTCGCGCCGGTGATCGTGCGGAACGGCTCGTCGACCGAGTGCACGCGCGCATCGCCAGGGTGCGTGACAGGCACGATGAAGGGCTTGGCTGCGTCCAGCACGTAGCGTTTGATGCCGTGCGCGATGCGGCGCAGCGTCGCCGGAGCCAGTTCTCGCTCGCGCTCGAAGATCGACGGGCACGGGATGGTCCAGTCGATGCAATCTGCCGCCGTGCGGTACGGCTTCAGGTCGGAGCCCTTGGCAGGCGCGGCCGCGTGCGTGGCCTTCGGCCAGACGATCGGCGCGCCGTCGCAGCGCGCGACCAGGAACAGGCGCTTGCGAATGGTCGGCGCGCCATAGTCGCAGGCGCGCAGCTCGCGGTGCTCGACCACGTAGCCCAGCGCCTCGAGCTGGCCCTTCCATTCGTCGAAGGTCTCGCCGCGGCGCGCCGGGTCCGGCATGTTGTCGTCGGTCAGCGGGCCCCAGGTCTTGAACTCCTCGACGTTCTCCAGGCAGATCACGCGCGGCCGCACCGCGCGCGCCCAGTCGACGACGACCCAGGCCAGGCCGCGGATCTTCTTCGACACGGGCTTGCCGCCTTTGGCCTTGCTGAAGTGCTTGCAGTCCGGCGAGGCCCACAGCAGGCCCACCGGCCGGCCCTCGGTGACGGTCAGCGGATCGACCTCGAACACGTCCGCGACGAAGTGCTGCGTCTGCGGGTGGTTCGCCTCGTGGAGCGACACGGCCTTGGCGTCATGGTTGACGGCGATGTCGACGTGCCGGCCAATCGCCTGCTCGATGCCCGTCGACGCGCCGCCGCCGCCGGCGAAGAGGTCGATCACGAGCTCGGCCGCGATGCCCAACAAGAACTGGTTGCCGATCATGCAGCCAGCCTCCGCGCCTGGATGGCCGCGACGACTGCCCGGCAGGCGTCCAGATCCATCATCCCGATGTGGCAGTTGTCCCGGCTGATGCCCAGTTGGCCCGCGAGCCACGCGTACGCGTCGCGCCGCTTCATCGCGCGCGACTTCCACAGCGGATCGAACGCGGCGTGCGCGCGAGCCTTCGCGGTTCGCAGCTCGGCATTCGCCAGGCGCCCCAGCGCTACGGTGCCATCACCGATGCCGCCCTGGCCCTTCGGCCCGGCCGCGGGATGGCAGCCGACCCAGGCGCCGCACGGCGCGCATCGCCAGAACTTCTTGGCGTAGAGGTCAACGCGGTGCGGGTAGATCGTCGCGCCGGTCACGAGGACGGCCGGGCGAGCGCAGTAGGGGCAGCTGAGCACGATCAGCCCTCGGTGCTGGCGTCGAACAGCGGCCGGTTGTCCGGCTCGCCCTTCAGCGCGTCCTCGGGCACCGACAGCAACTCGTCGAGGTCTTCGATGACGATCGTGACGAAGCCGCCTGCGCTGTCGGCCAGCGAGTGGGTGTGCTCGCTGTTGACCAGCTTGAGCGTCGCCTTGACGTCGGTCGGGCCCTTGAATTGGACGGATTCGACCTCGGCTCGGAACGTCACGCGGGCGTTCGCCGCGATGATCTTCACGGCGGCGCGGATCACGTCCTTCATGTCGAACGACAGCTCGCGCAGCAGGTTGGTCTGCTCGCGCTCGTTCAGTTGCGAGTACGGCACGGCCAGGGTGGTGAAGCGCTTGCGGGCGCTCTCCATCATCTTGCCGAGCATGAAGGCGCGGGCGTGGGACTCGGTTTCGGTCACGGGCTCGGCGTCGACCGCGGCGCCGGCGTCCGGATCTTCGACGACCAGCGTGCTCGGGTCGGCGGCCTCGGGCGCGTCGGCGTCCAGCTTCAGCAGGTGGATCACGCGCTTCGCGCCGTCGCCCTTGTCCGGGCCGATGTAGCCGCCGGCCTCGAGCTCTTCGACCAGGCGCGCGGCCCGGTTGTAGCCGATGGCCAGCTGGCGCTGGATGAACGAGATGCTGACCTTCTGCTCGGCGCGAACGATGGCCTTGGCCTGTTCGAGCATCGGATCGACGGCGACTTCGGTGGTGCTCATGGTTGCCTTTCAGGCGGTGGGGATAGAAGAGGGCCCTGCGCTGAAGCGCGGCGACGGGAAATGTGAGGAGGGAGGAGGAGACAGAGCCGTCGCGGGCCGGGAAACTGGTCAGAAGGGGATGTCGGGTTCGAGCGCTCGCTCGGCCTTGTTCACTGCCTCCCGGTAGGCCTCGCGGTTGACCGGGTCGTCTTCCAGGCCGGCGTTGGCGCTCTGGCAGGCGTCGACCAGCTTCTGCAGCACGTGCTCGAGCTCCTGCACTCTCGCGTCCGCATGGGCCTTCGCTCGCCGGAGCTCGACGCGGTAGGTGCGCGGGAACTCGCGCTGATCGAGCGCCTCGTCGGCGAGCTCGCTGGCACGCTCCACAGCGGTCTCGACCGAGACGCCGAATTCCAGGGTTTGGCCTGCGATGCCCTGAAGCGCCGCCGCGAGGAAGAAGTCGCGCACCGAGACGCCGGTCTCGGTGAAGTGAGGAAAGGCTGGCCCGCTCTGGTCGTGCTCGTGGATCACGACTCAGCCTCCGCGGTCTCGGCCGGGTACTTGGCGAAGGGCAGCGGCTCGATGTGCAGGCCGAAGTAGCGGCCGACGCTCTCGGCATTGACGAACTCGGCGTGCGTCGCCGGCTCGACGCCGGGGTAGTGGTAGATCGCGCCGTTGCCGCGCTTGAACGTGACGGCCAGCGTCTTGGTCGCCGCGTCGTAGCCGATGGCGCGCACCTGGTTGGACTCGACGGGCACGAGCGCGATCTGCGGGCGCGGGCCGTCGGTGAAGGGCTGGGCGGGCTTGAAGGTCTTCGTCATGGTGGTTTCTCCGTTGGTGGTGTGGTGGCGGAACTCAGGCGGCCTGCAGTTCGCAGACGTGCGCCACGTGGCGGCCGATGGCGGCGCAGATCAGCGGCCACTGGCTCTCGCGGTACAGCCGCGCCGACTTGTCAACGGCCGCCGGCTGGATGTGCAGCGTGTCGCCCAGGAACGCCGCGGTGACCGTGAAGCCCAGGCGCGCGCAGATCGCGCCGAGGTTCAGGGTCGCGGGTTCGTTGGCGGGCGCTGGCGCGGCGGCGCGCTGGATCGGCACGACGGCGGGTGCGACAGGCGCAGCGGCGGGGGCTGCGACAGGTGCCGGCATCGCAGCGATGCGTGCGCGCTCCTCGGCCGCCTCTCGCTCGCGACGCACCAAGTCTTCCGCCTGGCGCTCTGCGCGCGCTCGTTCGTCGGCCGCGCGCTGCGCCTTTGCCTGCTCCTCGGCGCGGATCCGCTCGCGCTCGGCCTCGAGGCGCTTCGCTTCCTTCGCCTCGTGATCGGCGATGCGCGAGCGGATGACCAGCGCCAGGTCGTCCGGCGCCTTGGTGACCAGCTGGCCGACGTCGGAGAACAAGAACGCATGCACCTCCTGGGCGTCGATCGTGCGCAGGTTGGTGTCCATGCGCAGGTGTGTGCTGCTCGCCTCGATCTTCACGCGTGCCAGCTCGGTGTCGACCGCATCCTGCAGGCTGGCCACCGTGCGCTTGCCCTTGATGACGCCGGCGAAGTCCGGGTGGATCTGCGGCAGCTGAACGCGGCCCAGCGAGGCGTTGAGCTCGCGGACGTGCTTGCTGAAGGCCTGGACGGCGCCGGCGACGATCTCGCCGCGGATCGATTCCTTGCGGGCCTTGACCAGCTTCTCGAGGTCGAGGCGCACCTGGCGCGCTTCGGCGCTGATGTCGTCCATCGTCTTGAAGAGGGCGTCGATCGTGGCCGTCTGGCTCAGCGCGTGTTCCTTGGCGCCCTTGATGCGCGACTCGACGTCCTCGCACCACTGGACCGCCTTGGCGGCGTCGGCGAAGTGCGCGTCCGTCGTCAGCTCGCGGTTGACGCTGCGGATCGCGGCCAGCGCGGTCGCCTTGAACTCGGCCAGGTTGCTGGCAGTGACGGCGCCGTGCACAGTCACCAGCAGCGCGGGCAGCGTTTCCGGGGCCTTGCCGACTGGCGCCGGTGCAGCGGCCGCCGGCAACTCGTAGCTGTCCAGGTCGGCATGGAACTGGGCCCAGCCACCCTTGATCCGATCGAACCACGCCGGATCGGGGTCGACGACCATGTGCACCAGCTTCTCGGCCGTTCCGTCGGACACGCCGAAGATGAGGCGATCGGCACCCGTGACCATCATCACCTGCTGGCACTGCGGCTGATATTCGTCCGGCAGCACGCCGGCGGCGACGCTGCGCGCGAGCGCTTCGTTCCACTGCTTGTGTTCCCAGGCGGTGGTGCCGTCCATCGTCAGCCCGTCGCACGAAGCGCTGAAACGCCCGCGCGAGTAGGTGACCGCGTAGAGGTCTTCGCCGATCAGCGCCTCGAAGTGCTTGCGCGCCTGCGCCTCGACCTCGTGTCCGTAGTCCAGGACGTTGGTCTGCACCCAGTCGCTGAACTCGCGGGGCAGGCCGGTGTGCTTCATGCGAAGCAGCTCCGAACGCGTGACCTTGGTCGACAGGCCGAGCATCGCCGCGGCTTCGCTGGCGCCGTCGTGGTCGAAACGGAACTGATGCCAGGCGTCGGTGCCCTGGACGAGGTGATGGATCTGGTTCATTGCGGATCGTCCTGGCTGGTGGCGGGCTTGCCGTCGATGGGCGAGGCGTCGAACACCTCGAGGTTGCGGATGGCGGTCTTCTGGGCATCGGAAAGGGCGCCCTTCGTCGAGACCATCGCGATCAGTCGGTCGGCGGTCTGACGGCCGCTCTGCACTGCGGCTTTCCACGCGCCGAAGTTCGTGTCGAACTGCTCCTGCGGGTAGGGCGTCAATTCGGGGCGCGCGGGCGGCGGCGGGGGCGTCTGCACGACGTCAGCCATGCCCATGTCGGTCTCGCGCGGGATGTCGATCGCTTCCTCGGCCATGGCCATGCCTCGCAGGATGTCCGTGAAGACGTCGCGCAGCGCGAAGGCGCGGGCGCGCAGCTGCTTCATGCGCTTCGGGTTCGTCACCCACGGCCCCGCCTTGCCCTGCAGGCCGGCGGTCTTGGCGTCGGCATCCGAGAACGTGCGGACCTGCTCCGGCTCGCCGCGGCGCTTCGCCTTGCAGAAGGCGGTGCCGTCGCTCTCCCAGCCCTCGACGACCCACTCGCACAGCGGCGACGAGCGCACCAGGCCGAGCATCGCGTCGCCCCACAGGGACGGGCGGCCGTTGATGATCGCGATGTTCTGCAGCGCCTGCAGGGGCTTGAGGCCCAGCTCGGCGCCCCACTGCATGCCGATCAGGCAGTTGCCAGGCTTGCCCTTGAAGTCCTTCGGCACCATGTCGCTGTCCGCGAGGTAGTTGCTGAAGGTCAGGGCCTGCTCGAACGTGCGCGGGCTGAGGTCGAAAGGCTTTTCGGAGACGGTGACTTCGGTGGTGGTCATGGCTGGTCGGTGGGTTGGCTGGTCAGGGACGGAAGCAGTGCGCCGTCAGGAACTCGAAGAGGGCGCGCGCGAAGCGCCTGGCGCGCGTGCGCAGGGGCACCGGGCCGCCGGTGACCTGCAACCGGATCGGCGGCAGGTCGGGCCGGATCGGGTGGACGTTGTCCAGCTCGCTGGCCTGGGCGTCGGGGATGGCGCGGCCGTGCCGGTTCCAGCGGCCGGGGAGGAGATCGCGCTTCATGCCTCTTCGTCCTGGGCGCGGCCGCCGGCGAACAGCCACACGACGGCGGCGGAGGCGCAGGCCAGCACGGCAACGATGCCGCCCGACAGGCCCCACAGGAAGGCTTCGGCGTTCGGGCTCACTCTTGCCACTCCGCAGCCACGAGCGCTTCGGCTTCGGACTCGGCGTAGTCGGCGGCCAGCGCCTGCAGCTGCGCCGCGCGCATGGCGGCCAGATCGGCGTCGGACGCGATCAGCAGGTGCAGGTGGTTGTCCGGGCCGTCAGCCTCGAGCAGGTCGTGCGCGACCACCGTCACGGGCACGTTGAAGACGCGGTAGTCCCAGCGGTCGCGCGGGTCGCTCTCGGTGGCCGCGTTGTAGCGGACGGCCCGCGGCAGTTTCGGCGTGCTCGCGGCGTGCGCGTGCTCGATCGCACGCAGGAACATCCGGCGCAGCACGTGGTGCATGTCGTCCAGCGCGACCTTGCGCGCTGCGGCGTCCGCTTCGTCGGTCAGCTGCTCGATCTGGTCGTCCGTCAGGCGATCGCGCGCGGCGCAGGTCATCGAGTGATCGATCGTCTCGTCCATCGCGGCGTGCATCAGCGCGATGCTGGCGATCACCTGGGGGCAGGTGGCGTGGATACCGCCGCGGCTCATCGCGCGCTCACCGACTGCAGGCCGAGGTGCGGCTCGAACTCGTAGTGCTTGGTTGCGTCCTTGTTGACCAGCTTCCAGCAGCGGGCATTGCCGCCGACGATGCGCAGGGACAGGAAACCGACCTTGACCTGCTCGCCGATCGCCCAGACCTGCGTGGCAGGCTTCCGGGTCGTGTAGGGCATTCCGTAGCTCATCTGTCTGCTCCATCGGGTTCGTGATTCGATGGAGTGACTTTAAGCGCCGCGCTTTGCTTCTGTCAAGCGCCGCGCTTAATTATCTTTCTACTAGGCGAAAAAAAGCCCGCGCGAGCGGGCCTTGTTTGCAGAGTGAGGCGGGACTATGGAGCGGGGCCTGCGCGCAAGTTGGCTTCCAAGGTCCAGAACCCGTTGGACTCCCCGTTTCCAGCAGGCGCCAACTCAACGATCGCGACTCCCCCGTCCAGGATGCCGAGGGACAGCACTTTGCCCGTGGCGTGCGGATCGCCCATCACCCGGCAGGGCCCGTCGCCTCCGAGCATGGCGCGGCCCTTCGTCGCTTCTCCACGAGATGAGTGCCCCACGAATTCAGCCAGGGTCTCCCTCGACTTGCAGAAGACGTTGGCGGGGCCATCCCAGTGCACCAGCATTTCAGGCTTGATGACGTCGGCCGCCGGCGCCTGCGGCTGGCAACTGCTTAGAAGAGTCGAGGCAGCCACCAGAGTCATGAGCGCGGCTCTCATTCCCAGTCCACCCCGGTCATGACGGCGAGCACGCGCAGGCCGTCGGCGATGGAGTCAAGCGGTTCGAAACCCGCGGCGTCGTTCGTTGCAACGGCCTGCCAGTGCTGGCCGCGCTTCAGTCGGTATTCACGGATGAAGCAATTGTCATCTCGATCGGCCACGAGAACCTTTCGACCTGGCAGGTCGGTGCGCTCGGCGACTCTCTCAGTCGAGAACCGCGCCTTGTGCCCCTTCGAAAGAAGTGGCGCCAAGGCGTCGTCCCTGGCCACGAGCGTGAACGCCCGCGGCAGTGGTTTCATCAGATCTCCCCAGTCAATCGTTGTTGGCTCTACTGTCGGACGGGCCTGGCTCAAGTCGTGAGCCAGTGCGCGGCCGGAGGCCTTGACCCGGTCGTCCTGGGTGTCTATCAGCGGGGAGAATTTCGCGAACGGGCTGAACTTCTCATCCGGCTCACTCGAGTGGTCAACGTCCATCCAGCCGTCCGGCTTTCCGCTGGCTCGCTCCAGGCGACGGGCCATGGCCGTTCCCATCTCGCGCGGGCGGCCGGACTTCGCGTCGACGGCCTGGTTGCGGATCTGGCTGAGGTAGATCGAGGTCGTGTCGGCGGACTGCGCCAGCGCCTCAAGGGTGCCAGCACGCATCACCAGGCGCTCGAGGTTTGCCCGGCGGATTGAGCCGATGGTATTCATGCCGCTATTTGAAGCGCCACGCTTAAAAGGTAGAAGAAGCGCCATGCTTGCCTTTATAAAGCGCCGCGCTTAAGATGGAGAAATGAACCTCGCAACCTACCTCGAAGGGCGCCATGGTGCCCAGTCCGATCTTGCACGGAAGATCGGGTGCGCGCCCCAGTTGGTGTGGCAGTGGGCGCGTCGCGTCCGCCCCATTCCAATCGATCGGTGCGTGTCCATCGAGCGCGCCACTGACGGCCTCGTCTCGCGCCGCGACACGAGGCCCGACGACTGGCGCGAGATCTGGCCCGAGCTGGAGTCTGCCGGCGACGACAGCGCCGCGCGCGCTGACGCACAGGTAGGGGGCTGACTCATGGCCCGCGATCCCGCCCAGGGCGTCATCAACTGGTTCGCGGCGCTCATGGTGTGCGTGCTGCTCGCGTCCGCCGGCATCACCGGCTTCGCGCTTTGGGCGCTGTGGCGCCTGGTGCGCGCGATCCTGGAGGGCTGACCCATGTCGACCGCCTGTCCATTCTGCGGCCAGCCCCAACGCGACCTGTTCGCGTTGTCGCTGCACCTCGACGACGACCACCCAGGCCGCGAGGGCGAGCTCGTCGTCGCCATCGCGCCCGAGCTGCGGGCCGTCCCGATCTTCGAGTGCGACATCGACAAGGTTCACCGCTCGCGTGCGGCGCCGGCACTGTGCTGTTGAGTTCATCGGTCGATTCTCTCGGCCACCTTTGATAACCACCGATAAACAGGGATACCAAGTGCGCTCACGAGTTATCAAGCCGATCGCCGCGCCGGCGCAGACCAACCAGCTGTCGCTGAGCTTCGAACCCGAAATGCACGAGCGCTACGGCTCGCTGCGCGAGTGCATCGCGCAGGGCGTGTACCAACGCGGGCTGACCAACGTCGCGCCCTCGCTGAACAAGGCGCCGGGCAACCTGTCGGTGGAGCTGTCGGAAGACCCAGCACGCAAGTTCGGGGTCGACGCGCTCGAGGAGTACATCCAGAAGTTCGGCGACCACGCGCCGATCTACTACCTCGTCTCGAAGTTCCTGGCGCCGGCCAACCCGGCCAACGTGAACGCCTCGGCGATCCTGGCCCAGGTGCAGGCGATGCTGAAGCAGGCGGGGATGGCGTGAACTTCTTCACCGGCCTGCACCAGCCCAGCGACGCCCGCCATTTCGGGGCCGCGTTCATCAGCGTCAACCGCCTGCGCGATCGCAAGGCGCCACTGGTGGTCGCCGACTGGATTCTGGACAGCGCGGCGTTCACCGAACTCAGCACGCACGCCTGCTACCGGCACGAAGTCAGCGATTACGCGGCACAGATTCGTCGGTGGGCCACGAACGGGAGCGGGCGCCTGCTCGCCGCGGTCGCCCAGGACTGGATGTGCGAGCCCTGGATCGTGGCCAAGACCGGCCTGAGCGTCGCCGAACACCAGCGCCTGACGATCGAGCGCTACGACGCGCTGCTCGCACAGGACGTGGGGGGCACGTACATCATGCCGGTGCTGCAGGGTTATGCGCCGGCCGACTACGTGCGCCACCTCGATGCCTACGGCGAGCGCCTGGCGCACGGTGCCTGGGTTGGGGTGGGGAGTGTCTGCAAACGCAACGGCGACCCGCGCGCCATCGCAGCGGTGCTGCACGCCATCCACGCAGCTCGCCCGGACCTGCGCTTGCATGGCTTCGGCCTGAAGACGACGGCCCTAGCCGACCCGCTGGTGCGCTCGCTTTTGCACACTGCCGACTCCATGGCCTGGTCGTTCTCCGCCCGCAAGCAGGGCCGCAACGCCAACGACTGGCGCGAGGCTGTGCGCTGGGCCAACAACATCACGTCGCGGCCGGTGCAGCACGACTTCTTCGCGGGAGGCGCATGACCGCCGTCACCTTCACCAGCATCGACGCCTACCGCTCGCTGGAGGGCAACGGCACGCTGACGCGCCAGCAGGCGGTCATCGTCGGCGCGATGGCGCACGGTCGCGACTACTCGCTACAGGAGCTGGTCGCCGCCACCGGCTTGCCCGTGAACGTCGTCAGCGGGCGCGTCAACGAGCTGAAGACGTCTGGACGGTTGGTGCTGGCCGAGAAGCGCCCCTGCAGCCGGACGGGCCGCCTCATCGCGCCCGTGCGCCTGCCGGCCGCCGGCGGCGAGCAGGGG